CCTGCGGGGAGAAGTTCGCACGTTCTTGCTCCTTATCTGAGTTAGTCTGAGTATAGATTCTCTTCTAGATAGCATGGGAATTCCGTAAGGCTATGAGGGAAAATTACGTCCGATGAAATCCCTTAATGAAGATACGTCGGATTCTCTTTTCGCTGACCACTGTAGCTGATCGAATATGTTTTTTGCTTCGTTGGTTATCTCTTCTCTCGTTAGTGTATTCGTTAGGCTTTGGATGTTATGAGTTATATCCTCTGTACATGAGGTTATATCGTTCGGTGTTAGAGCTTCGTGAGTCTCCCTATCGAATACTAGGCAGGTGATATGGGGTATTAGTAGTTCTTCCATTTTATTACGCCATATCAGACGACGAGAAACGATTAGTGGACACTTATTCTGTATTGCTTCGTAGAGAGCATATCCTGGAGCATCTGAGGATTTTAGATGGACCATAGCTATGGATTTGCTAAGTCTATGGGTTGCCTCTGAGTTGGCGATTACTCCGTCCTTATTGTGTATACCGTAGAGTTTGATTCCTAACGGTAATAAGTGGGGAACTAGAGGAGCGAATCCCCAGCCCTGTAGATTATGGACTAGAGTCATTGGAGGTAAATAGGGCTTATAGCGTGAGGCCGATATCTCAGATTCTACTTTCTTTATGATAGCATTACTGGGGATAGAATGGCGATTAGGTATTAACTTGGGCCAGAAGGTATAGGTTCTCTCTTGGTTGGGTAAGGTAGTATACCACTGATTGGGGGTTATTACAGGGCACGGAGGATTTATCTCGTCACCATTTACAGCTACCCTTTCTGGTTCCCCTCCGTTAATCCTATACCACAGGATTCTATTAGTTAATTTCGGGAATGCTCTGACTAGTGTTTTGTAGTTGACGTGACCTTTTACGTCCACTAGGATGGTATCAGGATCGTATAGGTTTGCCAGCTCTGCTGACTTATACGGCATATTTACCGGAGAGTATCCCCACGATTCTTCTAACGTCTTTCGAGAAATAATGGTGGATAGATCTAGACGACGAAATACGCTCAGTAGGTTCTCACTGGGGATTAAGCATTCGATACCGATTGCATTGAACATATAGATGAGAGATTCTACTGGACCAGTATCAGCTACCTGAAGTATTGCCTTCATTACTTTCTCCTATTAGGTCTGCTTGGGCTAAACGGATTGCTTCTTCTAGTAATCCTTGGGCTGGATTAAGTGGATTGAGCTTTAGGACTAGGCCGGATTTAATGGAGTTAGCTCCTGCTTTGAGGTACTCTACCCAACCTAGACTTGATTGCTTTATCTTGAGCATTGCAACTATTTGATTCTTTATACCCACTACTTGGTCTATAGTCATTGAATCGAGTTTTGCTTGTAGATCTGAACAGCCGCATTCGTGCATTGGCTTTAGACCGAGTGACTCGATTAGATTGGCTAGGTGAGTACCTACGCCTAGTTTTACTGATCCCGAATTCATGAGTAACTCCTTTAAGGTTACGGTGCCACATTGTCTACGTAAGCATAGAAAAATAATTCATTGGGATGCCCTGGACAATTAAACATACCTGCCTCGGGCTGGAATCCCGGTACGTAAGCAGTGCCTGGTATCCCTATAGGATAGGATGGAGTAGATATTTCACAACTTATATGGGAGATAGACGGGTCAGTTACTCCTGGAAGGGATCCATTTATTATGTACTGCTTACTTCCAGAAGAGCATCCGTCTGTAGTATAAATAGATAGTATCCAGTATCTTTCGTATCCTCCCGGTCCTTCAAATGCTGTGCACTCTAATTCAGCTGTAACAGCTTCTCCCCCACTACCCGTAGCATAACCATAATGATGAGGATTTAATGGAGCGATAACTTCGTCATACTCTAACGTCATTTCTCTTATACCCAAAAATCCGTTAGGTTGACTAGTATTATCTCCTATGTGTAAATAAATTATCCTCTCCATAGTGAACTCGTAAGGCGATGGGCAACAAGTACCTATAACTACAAAATCCGTATCACACGGACACTGATTACATAGATATAGCTTATTCTGAGAACTAATTAACAGTTTACTATTCTGTGTCCATAGAGTAGACATTACGTACACTCCTGGAAGGATAGTCCTGCATTCGTTGCGTAATAGGTTCCCCATGGATCCTTCGTTACGATAACCCAGTCACTACCGGGTACGGCCAGCTGAGAGAAGTTATAGACTGTAACTGAGATTAGAGTCTTGGTTAATTCATTTACTCCGTCCACCTTGAGTAGTCGATAGATATCACACTCTGCTTCTCCGGGTATATCGTCGTATGGAGCATCGTCTCCCGTACCGGTGATATCTCCCACGGATAATGCGGGGATACCTCCCTCTGGAGTTCTAGCTAGATAGCTCTCGTAATAGAATCCCTCCACTGCATCGTCCGGATAGAAAGCCCTACGAGCTATAGATGGATTGCTTTTTACTTTCTGGATTATATCCCTAAGTATTGCTATATCTTTTTCTGTAAACCCGTAGAGCTTTTCCATACCAGTTACTCCGGAACAACTACGTACTTGATTTTAGTATTAGGCTGAGGAAACTCAAAACGCACTCCCACCATTGTAGTTAGACGTAGCATTACACTCTGACGAGGTAATACGATAATAGGATTACAGGATACCGGATCAATATAGATCAGAATAACCCGGTTATTCAACTCTCCAATTTCCTGGGGGGAAGGTATCTTTTGGAGGTTACGCCCCTCCTGGTTAAATACAATGAGGGTCTTGCCGTTCTTTACCCATCCCGTATCTAGTGGCACCGTTCCCGAAAACCTCGTCTCTCTTTCGTATAGCTGTTCGGGATTAATCACGCCCTGTAGGTATCCGTCGGAGAACGCCCTAGATTCTCCCTCCCCAGGAAGAGGCTGATAGTTAATACTACTAACTACCACTAGTCTTGGAGGGGGTACTTGTAGACCTATTATATTGAATCTTTGTAGATCAGTTACCTCCCTTTTATTGAAACCATCTAGATGCCCTATGTTTTCTGAAGTGTTGTTATCTGGTTGGTCTAGTTTTTCTGCTGTAGTATCTGATGCTGGTTCTTGTGTTACGGGTATAGGATCGTCCCACATAGTTAAGGGAGGATTTGGAGTAAGCACTGGATCAGTACGATTGATTTTTATAGGGTTACTCATGCTTCAAATGCCTCCACCTTTACGTTTGCGGTTTGACTATTACAACGTAGCATTAGAGAGTTTCCTGAGCCGGTAGAGCCTGAACCTGCTCCAGCTTCTTCTAGTCCTAGGGATCTAGATAGACGAATGACGAAACTCTCTCCGGGTAGCACTTCCATCATAGGGAAGAATATACTATTAGTCACGTCCCAAATACCTACCTCTACATAAACGTCGTCGTCGTTGATATTTGTAATACAGCACATTCCAGGTACTGTGAGTAACGATAGATCTACGGTTTGGCCTAGAGGAGTAGCTACAACTAGTCCTGGAGTTGGTCCTGCGGCTGTAGTCATATCTGCCTTAAAACTCCTCGGAGAGTTTTGATAGCTTAGGTTGTCTTTCTGTATAGTAAGACTAGATGTAACACTAATTTCATTAGCCATGATTATCTCAGAAAAAAGTAAAGTTGGTTGGAATGTTCAATAACGCTAAATCGCTCGAAGAATAATACTCGACAGTAATAATGCCGGGAGTAGTTCTTTGCCCACTAGCAGAATCTGAGCCTATGTAGGCATTTGCCGGTAAACCGAATCCATTAAGTATCATCCTTATGGGATTGGCATTTACGTCTGTAGCACGTATAAAGTCTGAAGGATTATCTGGATCAGGATCTATTCCATTTATAGGAGTTAGTCTCCAATTAGATGGCCCAGAAGTTAAATCCCATCTACCTCTTAGAACCATATTACCTTCATCTAATAGATCCCTATCGAAGCCGTTGAAGTTAATATCAAATTCCATAGTTCTAGTGAAATAAATATAGCACTGACCATAGAATTTTCTTTCCCATGATACGTTATCAAATTTTACACAACGTGGGGATATCCCCCATAGAGTATTTTGGTTAACTGTATTAACAAGTAGAGTCAGTAGAGGTAGTTGTAGATCAGGTACGTTTTGCTCTACTCGTACCGTTGCTCGATTATCGTCGAATTCTAAAAGTTCTCCTTTGAATCTCTCGTGAGAAGAAGTCTTGATCTCGTTACCGTATCTATCGAATAGAGCTATAGTCTGGAATTTAGTAAATGACCCACTAACTCTTTGAGGCTCTAGTAAAGGATCGTCTAGCGAAGAATCACTACATCTTTTACCAGACTTAGGTTTATTAGTGAACGTATTTTGTACGTCCCAATGAAAGTTAGGTTTGTTCTCTAATACTGGGGTAATTTTAAGGTCATATGTACAGTAGGAAAATAGATCCACATCATTACCTATAGCCCAGAACGAACCGGGTACAGGTAATCCTGGAGTATTTGCTACCACTTGAGGGCCGTCATACTTACTAGAGGTTTCGACCCTATGGGTAATGTTATATACCCTAAATCCCTCTTCATCTCTATTCATAGACCAAGTTCTAGGTCCAAGCAATACTGCGGCCATACTTCTATTACCCCAAGTTAGCAGGAAAGAGAATACCATTATCTCCGATTCTACTATTCTTTTCCATGGAAACTAGTGCATCTCTAATTTCCTTGAGTAGATCGGTATCGTCTTTGGTATTAGCCTTGGCTTCTAATACCGGAGGAATAGGGGAAGGATCGGAATCATCTGAACCGAATATGTCTTTCCATTCACTTCCTCCGGCAGCAGAAAATTGATCTACTATACGACTACTTTCGAACCATGCCTCTACGTCCTTGGCGTGCTGTCTCTCTCTAGCTTCAAATATATTCATTCGAGCTTGCTTATGAGATAACTGCCTTCTTTGTAGTTCTTGTTCTATGCCCATTTGGAATCCGGCAAATATGAGATTCGCAGTATCGGCAAACCCTTGTGGAGTAAAGAATTGTTGTTGCCGATTATATAGGTCAATAGCATTCATAGCACCTTTACCAAAAGTGTTAGCCCAATCCCCTGCCTTATTGAAATCGTAGGTTTTTTCTGGCTTCCTTTTTACTCCCTTATTCTGTTCATTCAATATAGCATTATACTCATCTATTCTTCTTGCAGCTTCAGCTGAACCAAACAGTACTGCGTTTATATCCTTTAGGGCATCTTTGATACCTGCACTAACTCCAGATCCTGCTGACTGCCCTACTTTCTTGTAGGCTTCTTCTGCTGCTTTCTGTTGAGTATCTATAGTTTTTTCTATGCTACTTTGCATAGCCTTATCATACTCGTCGTCAATGAGTTTTATGGCGTTTGCTAGGTCGATGTTATCTGATAAACCGCTAAGTTCTTTCTCTATTTGTTTGGCTTTATTTCCCACCTTAAACTTCTTATCGAAACCCTTAGCTAACTGCTCCATTTTGAATTGGGCACCAGACTGTAAAGCGTCTATTTGAGCAGCAATTTGCTGCATTGACTCTCTATGTTTTATTGCCGCATTTTTTGATCCCAAACCTAAAGTAGCTAATTTCATTCCAAGAAATAATGCCTCTTGCTCAATTTGTAAGAACGTGTACTTAAAAGTATCTATCATTGCCCCACTTAGGATCTTAAATCCTTTAGATATAAATTCCCACAATGGCGGCCATAAATCCTCGAATTGAGCTACAGCTAACTCTCCTGCTTTCTTAGTCATCTCCCAAGCTAGATCCATATCTATCATTAATGCTCTAGCTACTTCGGAAATAATGCCACCCCATTGTCCGAACAAACTCGTGATAGTTTTTACTGGACCAAAAGTTACGGGGATAGCTACTATAGTCTGGATTAGGCTTTTAACTCCACCTATTGCACCGAAAATGTAACCACCAAGCGTACCCAATCCTCTAATCAAAACGTATATTGCCCCTATACCTATGATTAAAGGAGCAAAAGCTAATAAGTTAGCTAGATTGGTTAATAAAGCGGCCAATAGAATAGTAGTACCTTGGAGGAATATTAGGCTCATCTGTAGAGCTTGGATGGCAGTTTGAGTTAAAGCTATAGCTACTTGTAAGCCCATTAATGAGGCTTTCAAAAGATTTGCTCCAAATACTGTTAGAGTTGTAACAGCGGCTACTATTTTTGCAGTCAAGGCAAAAAGAAAAGCTGAGGTTCTAACTACGGCAAATGTTTGAGCTAAAAATAAATTCGCTGCCCCTAATACTCGTATTGCAGTTCCCAAAATTGCAGTAAAACTGATTAGTACACTAGTTACTATCAATAATCCTTTAGATACGATAGTAGCGGATAATGTAATGAATCTATAAGTAATTAGAGCAGAATTTATGATACCTAGTACCGTAGCGTAGGCTAAAGCAGAAATCCTCCCCAGATTTATTATAGCCAAGAAAGAGGATATAGCTCCATAGAGAGTAGAGTATACCCCAATCAGTGCTTTTATACTAACCACTAAAGATATAACTGTTAGTATAGTTTTGACATTACTTATAGCAAAGTTTTTCATTGTCTCCCATGCAACCATACCCATATTCGCCATCTGAGTTATTATAGGAGAAAGTAAACTGACAACTATACTACTAAAATAATTCCATATCGCTAGGGAGTTTCTAGCAAACATTTCAATATACTTAATCGCAGCTACGATAACATACTGAACTTTTTCCCACGGTATCTGGATATAACTGCTTAGCCAAGATAGAGTAGAGAGCATAACTTCTCCGGCCTTTTCAAATGACCGAACGAGTAGCCTAATACCTTTCTCTACAACTACGTCAAACATAGAACCCAGAGCATTTTTAATCGGTAGAATCCACTCCCATACAGATGCGGCCCAGTATTCGATTTGCCTCCATGCATCCTCTAAACCACCCATACGCTGGATCCAAACGTATAGTGCTGCTCCTATGGATAATACGGTACGAAGAATGACGAAAGTGGGACTAAACCAAAGTTTAGTTATCATTAATACAGATAGGAGACTAGCACCTATGAACTTAACTGAGTCTACTACTAATCGTATCGGACTGATTAGCATTAAGAATAGACCGGATAATTTACTTACAGAACCCACTAAAATAGACATAGGTCCAGGTAGGAAAGAAAATAGTGCTCCAATGATTTTTACTATAGGTATAAACGCCAAAAATCCTATACTCATACTACCTAGTGTTACTATGATTCTTTTGGTTTCATTATTGAGGGCGATCCACCAATCTGCTGCTTTAGCTACATATGAGGTCATCTTAGCTATAGCTGGAGCAACGATACCTCCGATCTCTATAGCTACGATGGTTAATTTATTTCTTACTAACGTCATCTGATTAACGAATGAAGCTAATTGCTTTTCTGCAATTCTTTGAGTAGCCCCTCCAGCGGCTTCTAGTGCAGCTTGGTACTCTCTAATCTTTTTGGAAGTACCAATAAGAGGTAATATAGCACCTTGTACCCTAGCTTGGAATCCTATCTGCTCTAATGCGGATGTACGAGTTTGGTCAGACAGATCCGCAAAAGCTTTTTCCATATCGCCGATTATATCTGCTACATTCTTCATACTACCAGAACTATCAAATACTTCTATACCATACTTCTTTAAGGCTTCTTGATTATTTACTGCTGCTCGGGATAACAGCAACAACACTCTCTGGAGGGAAGTTCCTGCGATCTCTGCCTTGATACCTTGGTCCGCCATTGCAGCTAGAACTGCCACACCCTCTTCTACGCTCTTATTGAATATCTTTAACGAAGAACCTGCTCCACGAGTCAAAGACGTAGAGAATTGCTCTACGTTTGCATTTGCTAGTACGTTGGCTTCAACTAGAACGTCGGTTACTCGTTGAAGATTTTTCATATCCTGAGCTAGCACGCCGGTACGTAATCCCAGGGCACTTTGGGCATCTGCTGCTAGACTGGTTGCTTTAGCTAGGTCCATAACGCCTGCTGTTGCAAACGTAGCGATGATAGGTAAAGCCTTTATTGCTTCTTCTGCTTTATAACCAGCAGATGCTAGAAAGAAGTAGGCTTCTGCGAATCTAGCTGGAGCTATCGGGAGACTCTTCGATAAAGTCATAGCTTGAGCACGCATACCCTCCATCTGCTTCTCGGTTGTCTTCATAATAGCAGTGGACTGCGTAAACGCGTGATCGAATTCTCCGAATGCTCCTATGATAGATGAGCCACCTAGGGCTTGTGATACGTCCCTGTTGATTCCTTTCATGAGTTGGTTAAACTGATCTAGGGCTATAAACGATTTTTGGACGGTACTCGTAAAGGTCTTAGTACCACTCTCTGCTTTCGTAAGCATATTGAGATAGCTTTGACCATTACCTATAAGATTCACTACCATTGAGTGAACGGAAGCTAGCATGAGTTAATCTCCTCTATATAGAAAATTAGACCCAGAATTTTACTTCATGGGTCTAGCTGTTATTACTATTAGTCAGGTTTTGAATTTACTACCTTGACTTTACCTTTGAACATTCCTATCCATGCGTTCTTTGAGGCTTGAGCTGCTTGTTTCTTTTCCTCCTCTGTCATATCTCTATGACTACGTTTAGATCTAAAGATAATTCTTAGATCCTCTATCCTGACTCTTCGCGGATCCTTTGCTTTGGTTCTTCTAATCTCTGCGGCTATTTGCATCAAGTAGTATTCGGTAGTAGTGGGGCTATCCCATTTTTGTTTGAGGTAGACTAACCATGCTGCTATCTGTCTTTTAGTATGTTTTTGTAAACATTCATCTAAAGACATTCCTAGATGACTAGCTACCTCAAACACCCCCCTATACCGAGCCACTAGTTTTTTGCTTCTTCCTCTTCAGAGTTAGCTTTGAACACACGTAGCTTTTCTTCGATAATCGCTTTTTGTTGCTTTAGTGAGGCTTCTGTATCTTCTTCTTTATCGAAGTTACAGATTTCTCGTGTCTTATCGAAGAGGAATTTTTGAGTCCGTGTAGGAAGATTACGAATGAATTCTTCTCGTACAGGTACTCGATCTCCATCTACGATCTTTTTCATAGCCAAAGAGACTAGGATAGGAAGAGACTCCTGCATTCCCTCAGGAGCGGTAATTTTCCCGTTCTTATCTGGTTTGACTAATTTCAGAGTACGATTCTTCCATTTACATTCGTCATCGTAGGAGATTTCTTCGATAACATAGTCTTGATTTTGATAGACGAAAAAATACTCGTTTTTACCGAGCAACTCATCTAGATTTTCTACACTTCGTGGCGTATCGTTCATTATTGACTCCTAGCTCCTTTTGATATCTCCCGTAGAGCAATTTCTCAAAGGAGGAAAATAGAAACGCTCTACAGGAGATAGTACCGAAATTACGTACCAGCTACGTTGGTTAAAACTGGATCTTCTTCTGCTCCAGTTGTTGGGTCTTGGTTAGTGGGCACTACCGTAATGGTTGCTTCAGGTTGAGTACCTCGTTCGATTGCATCGGGAACAAACGATTTCAGATACCCATAGAAAGCCAAGGTACTACCGTCAGGGAAACGTACCGTTACTGTAGTCTTGACGTTAATCAAGTCTAGAAGAGTATCGAACAGTAGCGGATCATACGCCGCGGTCATTGTGAACTCAGTCATTTCCATCAATGTCTGAGGATTCTTTCCCATCCAACGTGTGTTGTGCATGGTTGTGGTATCTACCGGATCGCCTCCGTCGATACCTGGGGGAGTAATCGTCTTCTCCCAAAAACCGATAGTTGAATTTGCCGCTAGAGTTACCAGAGTTTGGTATCCTTCATCTAAACGGATACCACTAGGAGTACCTCTAGCTGTAGGAGTAGGAGCAGCCATTTAATCACCTCATGAAGTTACGCGGACACTGAAAACATAGTTGACGGTATAAAGAACTCTATTAGAATTCTTCATATCTTTTCCGAGAGGAAGTATATCGGAAGATCTATTGAAAGACTTTATAAGGTAGGTACTAGATGCTATAACTACCTGTTTCAATTTTAGTGGATCTAGGCTATTGACTATCTCCTTTATTTTGACATACCCAGTTTCTTCTAAAGCGGATCTTACTAGTATCTGAACTCCCTGTTGCTCCTGGATTTCTCCGTCAAATTGAGTAGTGCCCTGAGATATACCCGTAGTAGTTTTAACCACTATTACGTTATCAGGAGCATCTGGGTCATTATGACGAAATACGGGCCATGTAGCAGAGGTGTGAGCATTACCATATCCCTCTGCTATTAGGAATTGAGCGATGATTGCTGCGGGAGAATGTAGTAGTGAGCCCGGCATTATAATCCCTCATCGTCGTATACGGTACATTTTCTATTTGGGATAATAGTAGTTTTTCTCCCACTAGCCAATGTAGCTCTGACACTAAAAGTGTAAACTCCCGCATCGATACTAGCTGTTTGAGCAGAAGTTAGTTCTAGTCTAACTTTTTGATTTCCAGTAGGTGTAACTACTTCTCCTGTAGCTGACAATAACCCGTCTTCTAATGAGAAGGTAATAGTTGCTCCAGTTAGATCGGGCCAACCGTTAGCTTCATCTACTGTCCACTCTATTGCTGTACCATCCGTTGCGTTATAATCGTCTCCTTGAGTTAGAGTAATATCACCACTTAGCTCTACTCTAGATACCACGGAAATCCTGCCCGTACCTATCCTCCCCAGGGCATGACCGGCACTACCGCTAGCGTAGTTTCCTGGTACTTGATTTTCTAATAGATCAGCACCTCCAGCAGAGATAGCCTCATAGAGTTTTTCTAGCGTATCTGTAGTTGCACTAAATCCTGCACCTTTAATCACAGTCAAGTCGGCTATTATAGACCTTTCATTTATAATTGCACTACCATCCCACGAGAACGCACCTACTCCACTGATCCGGTAATCGGTTGGAGCAGGTGTTCCGGGTGACACTTCCAGATATAGGATGTATTCATAATCACCTGCGGGTTGAGCCGCAGGCATATTGGCAGCGTATAATCCAGTCGTGTCGGTTTCCGTCAGCGGTATATCGTACGTACCCCAGTTGGCTGTGAGTTCGTCTTCATAACCTGAACCGTTATACGTCTGACCGTTTTTACGCAGGATCGCGTAAATGCCGGTTGTACCTGGAGTATAGAATCCGCTGAGTTCTTTAGCCATGATTTACCTCACACATCGATAACTTTGCAACCCGCAAATTCGGGACGTGAAGCTAATAGGTTATACATAGCTACCATTACTAGTCCAAATATCGGAGTACCTTCCGGTAATCCTCCTGGGGGAGCAACAATGGACATAACAAACTGCATCATCGGGGGGACTTCCGGATACGTGGGCACCACTACTGTAGCTTCGGGATTATCTTTTTCGCTTTCCAGAACGTACGTTCCATCTTGTTTTTTGAATAGCCTACGTTGCTGGTCGTCTAGAGCGGGAAGACCTTCTTTGGGAAGAATGAATGAGGTTCCTCCCAGATCCTGAGCGTCTGCAAGGAATGCCGCCTTGTCCACGAAGTTGAGAGTATCCATTCGTAGTTCTTGCCGACGGAAAGTCAGCTGGAACAGATCGATGTAACGATAATCGTCACTTTCGCTCTTGGTGAAGGGAACGACGATTGTTTTTGTAAGTGCCATTTATGCTGCTCCTAATGTTGTTATGGTACCAGAAGAGCCTCGATACTTTAATGCTCCACCTTCACAGTAGAGTACTCCACCGCCGGTTGGGTCTGTGGTTGGTACGGTCGTTGCATTTGCAACGTAAATTACATTGACACCAGAACCGAAACTACCGGCACCGAACAAGGAGATATTGCCGCGTGCTGCACTGCCGGTGTAACCAAGTATCGCGTCTCCATCCACACCAGAACCAAACTTGGCACCACCGTATATGTATGCCGCTCCTCCATCGGTATTCCCTGCCGCCCCACTACCGCCGTAAACCTTGACGTATCCGCCTGCGGTCGGTGTGCCGCCTGTTGAGCCGTTTCCGGCATGAACGAGCAATCCTAATCCTGTGCCGGAATTGCCGCCCTTGTTGGCTACGGAAATTTCCCCATCTACGCTGTCCGAGGCAGCTTTTAGACGGATTCCATTGGATGTCAGTACACTGAGATAGTTGGCGGTCAAGGTTGCTGCAGCTGCCGCACCGGAAGGTGCGAAATTCATCGTGTTACTAGCAGAAGTACGAGAGATGTAACCATTCGTGTCTTCAAAGAAAACGGTACTGGCTACACGAGGATTGCCGTCCTTGTTGATGTCGAAGATTTCCGTGGTGCCATCAGATAGTGTTATCTGAAAGGCATCTGCTGTAGGAGTTCCTGCGGCTAGTGCGATCTTTTGTCCAACCGTAGAAGTAGTACCTACCGTGACTCCAAGCTGAACTCCTGTAAGTATAGAGGGTATACCGACTAATCCTGTCCCATCTATGGTCAATCTAGTAGATAACGATTGCAGAGTCGTACCAGATGTTGTAGCTGTTGCGGTCTGAATATACACAGATCCAGGGGTTCCTGCTCCTGTACCTTTACCGCTTGCAATATAGAAACCGCCACCAGTAATATCTGTGCCTGAGCCACCTGTGCCATTTAGCGTTACAGATGTAGGAGTAGCACTTGTAACACCCCTATTAAAAAATACACTCGACATAGGAACTGTGTCACTACCGAAAACTAATTGATAAGATGCAGTTGTAGTTGCTCCGTAGCCTAGTGCCATAGATGCGATAGAAGCCGCATTTGCCGAATACCCTAAAGCAGTACCAGCCTGAGCTGCTGCTGTACCATAGCCAAATACGGTTGCCTCTGTACCGGACATAGAAGAGTTTCTACCAAATCTCTCCGAATTATTATACCCTCCAGTATTGCTAAAATTCAAATCAGAACTAATTCTAGGATACGCAACACCGGAACTATTTTGCCACTCTGTAAGATTATCCCCAGGAGAAGCAGTGGCGGCTTTGACTATGAATTTACCGTCATTACCCGCACCGGATTTACTGGTTAATTGAACTATAGTGCTACCGCCATTACTAGTACCAGAGACGGCATTACTGCCCTTAATGGTGATAGATGCTCCTCCACCTGATGATGGAGCTTTTGCCTCTATTCGAGTATTACCTATCCAAATCGCATTGCCGGATTCTGAGGTAATTAGTAATCGTGCATCACCTGCCGAGTAGTCTGCACTCGATACATAAACTTTATCCGTTGCTGCTGTTGGTGCCGTTTGTGGGGCGTAATAGGAACTAAAGTTGGCATCGATACCGTAGCCGACCGTTGTACCATCTGATAAAGTTATCTGTAAAGCATCGGCTGTTGGGGTTCCCGAGGCGAGTTGGATTTTCTGGCCGACCGTGGATGTTGATTGACAGGATACAAGAATATGCTGTGCGGTAGGCGAAAAGGTTACTAGATTTACCAGCGAGTTGGTTGAAGACCCGCTAGAACCAGAAAGAGATGACTGAAATATTATACTGCCACCAGTGCCAGTGCCAGTGCTTGCCCCTGCATATACGGTAGTATTTTTACCTGTTGAGTTTGTTCCTGTATTTACGCCTGTTCCAATCGATAATGCACCAACCGCATAAGATGCGGTATATGTGCTGGAGTATATATTCCAATTACCACTGCCGTCTCGTAGCATAAATAAACGACCAACACCTTGCAAAGCATTATTTCCAGAACCTACGGAAGCCAGTAATACAACCCCTCCATTTAATAGTCCGAATGCATTGGCGTACGCTCCTTTTATCAATGTAACATAGCCAACTCCACCATCATATTGAACAAAACACTTAGATGTTGTAGCGTAACTTACTGAAGAGCCGCCAAAATAAATTTGGCCCGTTGAATCGATTTGTGAAACGATGTCACTGCCTCTTTTCAACGTCAACAAATTCGCCGTCTGGCTCACGTGCCCATCTATCGTGAATGGGATATCCGTCGCAGCCGGTGCCGTCACCGTGATTAAACTGCCGGAGGTTGCGACGGCCGTAGATGCTAGCCCGCCAAACGCACCCGCGTTGTTGTACTGTAGTTGTCCTGAAGAACCGCCGGGACTAGTCGTCACCGATGCCCACGAAGGATTCGCTCCGGGTCCACCAGACACAAGAGCGTAGCCCGCCGTCCCCGCCGGGAGGTTATTCCACTTGCTCGCACCTCGATACAGAACGTCACCCTGGGCGACACCCGACAGGGAGACGTCCACAACGAGATCATTCAATCGCACGGCCAGCGGGGATGCGGAAGGCATTTATTACACTCCTACAGGAACACATTCACTCTCGTCGTCATAAACCGTTACGGATCTAGACTGTAAAACATGAGGACCATGCTGAGGATCGCAAACAGCTTTTGTGTGCCATGTAGTTGTTTTACCACAATGACAGCACTTGGCATGACCCTCTCTTGGTACATAACCGTCGGGATAATGCACCGTATATGCAATCGACATACCGTGATCATGCCAGCAGTGTTTGCGACCCTCATCCATGATTAAGACTCCGAATTCACGGGTACTACGGGAGGAGCAAGCCTAACTGAACGGGATGCTCGAATAGCTTCAAGAGCATTCTTTGCTGCAACATAGTTCACGTAAGCATTGAACAAGTTTACTTCAGCTTGGGCTAGCCCACTAGTATATAGCTTTGCAAAATCTTCGTTAGTCAAAAGCTCAAACTTAGGCTCATCCATCATTCTCTCCTTTTACATTCGTAGTTCACAATAACGCCCTGAGCTGAACCGTCACGTCGGCCAGCTACTCCATCCTTCAACTGCACATAGATATATGTTCCGGGTGGGTGGTCTATCGCACCATTATGGTCTACCATTCTGAGCAATACTCCGCGAGATAACTCATCTGGTAGAATAAAAGTCTCTCCAGGCTTGATATCCTCTATGAAAACCAGAGGCGGATTTACTACTTCCATCACTTTCTCCTTTTTAGTAGCATTAACCGTATTTGTAAATATACCTTCGAACCAACCTAGCATATCCATTATATTACTTCCATGTACGATGTTCAATATGATCCATAACTACCACCTCTCCCGTAGACTTCAAGAATCCGGTGTCTACAGGAACTAACAGCTGGCTCTCGGCCAGGACTAGTTCCGCTGCCCTACGAAGAATAGTTTCTAGATTCTCGCCAGCCTTTGCTAGTTGAGTCATCAATGCCTTAGCTGCATCCTCTTTCCTTCTTACAGCTTCTTCAAGAAACTTTGCTTGCCCTACAGGATGACGCTTAGTTAAATCTTCATGTACGTAGATGGCGTACGGAGCAGTATATTTCACCTGGACTCTCTGCCGTACCTTGTTTACCATCTTCTTCATCTCGTACATAATAGATCCCAGTTTCTTACTTCCCTCAACAGAGTTCTTACTCATGGGGTACCCGCCAGAGTATCGGTATATCTCATTAGTTTCAGGCATCGAGTATAATGCCTACGTTTCAAATCGGGAATCTTCTCTATCTCTACTACCTTCATTATACGGCTATCTTCCACGTCTATATCTACTCCAGGCCAATCCTCTAGCTTACCCTTCCATAGTAAACTTCCAATCGGAACATCTACATCGACAAAAACCACCGCATCGAACTTTATGCTTTCAGAAGTAGAGACGTAAGTAATTTCTCCTTCATCTTCCCACCTACACCTAATCTCTTCCCCCTCAGAAGAAGATATCGTGGGTCTACCGTTTTGATCATAACCCCTATCGGTAGACCATAATACAGCGGTATCGTTCATTGAGTAACGGAATGCTTTTGCCATAATTAGTCCCTATCTACATAGTCAGTAGATTCGCTGGGTTTCTTTCCTCCCCAGGCTAGTCTTGCTTTACC